GGTCGAGGTGCCGTCACCGATAAAGCCGGTCTGGTCTTCTTTCAGCGCGAAGGCGTAGGCAGATTCGCGGGCCAGGTCGTCCGCCATGTTGATGATGGCGTCCTCGTTGAGTTCGGAAGGGATGAGCGCGTAAACGCCCAATTTCTTTGCCACGAGGTTGACGTTGTTCCAAGCCTTGGTGGACTCAGTGATGGCCGTGTTCTCGGCAGACCAATACGCGGTCAATCCACCAGTCCGGCGAGCCATGGTCATGGTGTCGCGGCTCATCGGTACAACGCGGGCGTTCTGGCGAAATACGCCATATTCCTCGCGCAGGTCGATAATGGTCTGCGCGAATTCGTTGGGTACCAGCGCGCCGCCGGTCGTGTTCACGTTTTCGGAGTGCGCGCGGGTCTCAACGTCCAGGCCGTTGTCACGGCACCAGCGGGCGGCAGAGGTATTGCCGAAGATGTTGGCGCGAATCCACTGCCCGGACTTGTAGGCGTCGATCTCGCGCTTGAACGCTTTCATCTTGCTGTACCGGGTGAACTCGATACGCGGGCTGTCGTCAGGGTGCGCGCCGTTGGTGGGCTGCATGGCGGGAGCGCGGCGGGCTTCGGGGGCAGACTGCGCGGCCATGTCGGCCGCGATCTTCGCGTTGAGCAGGTCGCTCTCGCGGATGTCCTCAATCTTCTTGGCGAGAATGTCCGCGTCCTTCATATTGGCGGCGATGTCTTTCTTCTCGTCGTCGGTGAAGCTGCGGTCTTCTTTCTTGGCCTTGGCTGCGATGTCGGCGTTGGTGCGCAGGAGGTGATCCCGCTCGCCTTTCAATTGTTCAATGTCCATGTGGGTGAGTACCTGTAGGGGTAGGGGTACGCACGCCAAAAAGAAACGGCAGCGCGCACCGAGGTTGTCGGGGTTGCACGCTGCCGTAAGCAGCTAAAATCTATGGCAGGTCGCGACGTAATCGCGTCCAGTGGTTATATTGTACTACGGCCCAGAGGCCATTGTTGCTAAAAGCTAAAACGCGCGTTTAAGCTCCCGCGCGGTGTGCTGCATAATGTCGTCGGCGGTCAGAATGGCCCGCGTCTCGATGTGCGCCACGCCGCCCAGGTCTGCCGGGATGTTGCGGTAGTGGAAGGCGCGGCAGCGTTCGCCGTCGATGTTCTCAGCCGCGCCCATCTTGCGGTCGGCGAATCCCGCCGCGATGGCTTCGTCCGCTGTAAACCACGTCTCAGCCGCCATCCATTGTTTCATTTGCGCCACGTCGTTGCCGCTGCGTGCCGCGAGGATGCCGGTTAGGTCGGCGTCGATGCGGTCAAGGAATACCGCCGTGTCTCGTAGCTGGCTGGCGTTGCCCTGGGCCACGGTCCACGCATTGTGAACCATGAGGTAGCTACCCTCGCCCATGGTGATGGTGTCGCCCGCCATGGCGATAATCCCGGCAGCACTGGCGGCGAGTCCGCGAATTTCCACATTCACTGGCGCGGGGTGCGCTTTGAGTGTGTTGTAGATGGTATTCGCCTCAAACACGTCGCCGCCTGGGCTGTTGATGATGACGTTAATCTGCTTCGCGTCCGGCACAGCGGCCAGCGCATCTATGACTTTGCCGCTGCTCACGCCGTCCGGCAGGTAGCGGCTCATCCATGTAGGCATCACTTCATCGAGCATGTAGATGTCCACGGCTTGCCCAGCCTCGCGCATGGATGCCAGCGCCATCGCGCGGGCCTCTACGCTGGTCGCTTCGTATGCCGGGCCGTCTACGGGTGCCACATCCACCAGATCCACGTCGAGCAGTTCGCGGGTCGGCGGGTTCGTCGTATAGTCCCAGCGCATTCCGTTCGCCCGGTCCGGCACCGTGAATGCGAATGAGGATTTGTTTATATATCCGCCCTGTACCAGCGTGAGCAGGTCGCGCGCCGACTGGGTGTCGGGCAGCGCGGTTAGTTCGTAATTCAGGCCCGCCGCGTCTTTGAACAGCCGCAGGCTCCCATTCTTCGTGGTGCCGACGATGGACAGACCGCCATCGTGCTGGATGCGGGCCGATACGTGGTTCCGCCCTGCTGCCACGTCTTCAAGGGTGCGGTCGAAGGCGCGCGCGTTGATCTTCTCACGGTATCCGCCCAGGTCATGGCTTAAACTGTTGAACGTCGCCGCGCGGCCAAGGATGGTACGGCGGTCGCCTTCGGCGCGCACTTCTACCGGCGCTTCGGTCACGCTGCAAAATTGCATAGCTTCTCCATTAACGCAGACGCCGCGAGCCGTGCCCGCGTCCCGTTCTGCCAGGTAGTGATGTCGTTTACCGCGATGTCGGACTGGCTGCGGCTGCAATGGCCACGGGCATACCACTCCGTTATTTCGTCCACCTGTATTGCGTCATCAAATTCGGAAGCGCACGCGCGAATAATATCTTTCAGGTGCGACTCAATATGTAGTTTGTGCCCTGAATAGAATTCAGCGGATAGTTGTCCCTTTTTTGCCTTGCCCGATTCTACATTCAGGAACGTGGTTATCTTATTCTCGAACACCAGCCGGAACGCTTCCCGCACGCGCGCGGCTGCTGGTTCGTCCGTGTCTTCAGTGTCTGGCTTCACGACGGGCGGCGCTGTCTGTTTGGCGAGCACTTCGTCTACCTTGTCGGTGGGTATGAGGTTCGCCTGCATGAAACGGCGGTCGCCATATTCGACGGGGTTCTCGTCTTCCAGTTCCAAGATGTCGTTGGCCGATATCGCGCCCATGTAGAATAGATCCTTGTAGAACGCAGTCCGCGCGGCAGCATCGCCACGCATGAGCGCCTTCAGGGAAATGTCCACATATACGCCCTCGTCTAGCTCATCCTCCGTCATGAGCTTGAACTCAATCTCGGATTTCAGCCGCGAGCGCCAGCCGTCGAGGGTGTCGGTGGCGTAGAGGATATTGTCCTGCTCAATGTTGGCATAGTGCGCGTTTTCGAGATGCTGGACTTTGTGCGGCGGCATCCTGAACATCCGGCAGATATCCACGATGGTCACGTTGCTCAGGTCGGTCGCTTGCGCGTCTTCGGGCGACGTGCTTATCTGGCTCCACGTCATGCCCTCTTCCAGCGTGAGAATGCTATGGGCATTCGACGCGCCGCTGTATCGCTTCATAAACTGGCGGCGCAGGCGCTCAGCCGACTCATCGGTCAGTGCGGCGGGGTGTTGCAGCACGCCGGACGGGGTAGCGCCGTTGCCGAAAAATGAACCGGTGTATTTCTGCAATGCAATGGCGGTGCCGAGCAGTTGGGATGCGAGCTGCGGCATTGAGTAGCCGCTCATGGCGTCATAGCCCAGCCCGTGGATGTGCAGCACTGCTGACTGGCGCAGTCCCTCATTAGGGTGCATCCCGCGCACGTGGTACAGGATTTCGCCGGTCTTGTCGTTCCGCACGACGCGGATGGTAGACGGGTCGAGGTTGTACAGCGCGGCCACGCGGCCCGAGCCGTCCCTGATGATTTCGGCATACCCACCAGGGGTCGTGCAGGCGTGGGCGAATAGCGTCTCCCAGAACGTGTGCGCGTCGGTCTCTGGGTTGGGGCGGCGGAATATCCGGTTGAGCGGGTGCGCGGTTAGGTCCACATACTCCCGCCCGTTCCGTTTCCGTATGCGCTTGGGAAGTTTGGCCATGTCCTCAGCGATATTCCGCACACACGCGAAGAACGTCATCACGGTCATTGCGGAGTGCGCGCTGACGTGCTCGCCCGCGGTGCTGCCCTCGCCCATGCCGTAGGTACGGCTCAGCCAGTCGAGCACGGGAGTGGATTGCGCGCGCGTTTCGCAGGGTCGCCCGTAGGCGTCCAGTATGGTAATCTCGGCCAATACAATACCCCACTATTAAATGTGCTACAATTTTAGCACGTGAATATGGCCAATGTTGCTATTACGTAATTGTTTCAGCCAGAGATGAAATGCTTTTAAGTATTTCAAACGCTTCCCTCGCCTTGAACACTACTTCAACGTCGGCATACTCGTGGCATTCGTAGGTCTTGAATGAATGGCCATTTGGGCAGCGCCTTGTTCTAACTATTGTAATCCACCCATCCCCGTCTGTTTTTTCGATTCCACGATCCACTCGCGTGGATCTTTGGTTACATTCTGGGCAGAACATCGCTCTTTTCTTCATTCGTCATCCTCCCCGCCGAACGTGATAAATCCGCGCGTCTCGTATACACTGCCCTTTGGCTTCCGCTTCAGCAGCGCCGTGGCCATGCTCATGATGAGAGTTACGATGCCGTCGATCTTGCCGGCAGACTTCGCTTTGTCTGGCATACACATCTCCTGACGGCGGCTCAGCACCGCGTTTGCGCTCTGTTCCCGCATGAATCCGTTGTTGCCGTGCCGCAGCGCGCCGGAATTGATGAACCGCAGCGTCTCGCCCGTGGGCGCGGTGAGGTTGACCATGTTGCATTTGAAGTACTCCACGTCGAGGCCCTCGTCCTGCAATTGCTGGCAGAGCTGCACCGACTGGAACAGCGGGTCAACGGCGATAGCCTTCACCCCGTACACTGAGCAGAGCGCCATAATCTCATCCCGTATCCGGTCATAATGAATTAAGTCGCCATCGGTCAGGGTGATCCAGCCTTCGCGCTCCCAGACGCTGAACGGCTTGGCATACTTGCGCTCGTACTCGTTCGCCTTGTCCCTGGGCATCCAGTGGAACCATATCGACTCATAGCCCTCGCCGCCCTGGCACTCGTACAGAATATTGAACGACGTGCTGTCTGACGTGCTGCCACAGTCCAGCGACGCCGCCAGCGGCGTGCGCCCGGTGAAGTGGCCAGCCGGGAACGCGCCATCGTTCAGGCTCCAGCGCTCGCTCGCTATCATCCGCTCGCTTGTCTCCGTGCGGATGTTGCAGTGCAGCCGCTTGAACTCGTTCTCATAGGACGGGTCGTCAATGGCCCGCTGGCACTCAGCCCGCAAGAATCCGATATCGACATTCAGCCCATACAGCGGGTTGCACTGCTCCCAGTATTCGGGGTCTTTCCATGCATCGGGGTATTCGTTCAGCGTCTCTTGGGATATTTCGTAGATGACCGGCAGGTAATTCGGGTTCTTGATGACGCCATCCCGCACTTTACAGGCGTAATCGTATTGCTGGTTGCAAAACGACTCCCGCATATAGTCCGCCGTGGTAGCGTGCATCAATAGCCGCTCCGGCTGCGCCGCCTGCCCGGTCCGCATGGCCACCACGAGGTCGCCGCTCTTGTACGTGTGCGTCTCATCGCACAGCACCCAGTACACGTTTTTGCCGTGTTCCACCTCGGCATTCTCGGGCAGTGGTCTGTATATCGACTCATCTTGTAGCCGCACTATCGACTTCGGCTGCAAGTACACCCGCACGCGCTTGCCCATCTCGGGATTCATCTTGCACATGGCCTTCATCATTCCGTACACGATAGCGCTCTGTTTCTCGCCGGACGCGCAGGAATAGTACTGCCGTCGCCACCCCTTGCACGTCATAAACTCCGCCGCCATGAATACCGCGAGGTCGGTGCTTTTGCTGTTCTTGCGCGGCACGTAGTACCAGATCTCATTGATACGGCGCAGCCCCGTCACGCGATGCCGCCATCCCCACAGCATGTAGGCCAGCCCGCGCTGGTGCGGTGCCAGCAGGTAGGGCTTCCCCGCGAGCGCGCCTTCGGTGTGGACGATCTCAGATTCGATAAACGCGATCTTAGCCTCGGCCAGGTCCGGGATAAACTCGTATTCGTCCGCGTCCCGGTACGGGTCGTAGCCGGGGAACATCTCGATACATTCGCGCGGGGTCGGCGGGCGCTTCAGCGTGGCGGTCGCTATGTCGCGTACCCTCCTTCGGTTTCCATCATCAACGTGGCCGGGGTTGCGGTCTTCTTCTCAGCGGTCAGCCCGACGCGCGCGGTCGGTGACATGCCTAACTCTTGGTACAACTTCAGCAGATCGCGCCCAGCCTCGTCCCGCAGTGAATAAGTCGGGTTCTTTCTGCCCACGCCCTGCTCGTTGTAGATGGTTGGCTTCTCTTCGGCGCACTGGTCGCGGAGGTCGGTGTACTGCGCCAGCCGCTCAGCCAGCATCGACAGCACATCCACGTCGGCCAGACTCAGCAGCCCGGTCGCGTGCAGCATGGGTGCCAGCCGCTCGAAGTGTCCCTGGGCCGCGTCGGTCAGCCATTCGGGTGCCACCGGCACGTCCAGCAGCGGCGGGATCGTGATCTCGTTGCGGCGGCGTGGCTCCTTCGCGCGGTGACTGCCACGCGCGGCAAGCTCTGCGGTCGGTGTCGGGCGAGGGCCCTTTTTAGCCATTGTCTAAAAACCTTTAGTACCCGGAACTAAAAACAGAATGATTTGACAGGCGT